TCCCTTTTCAAGTGTTAGCTACAACCTTATCAAGATTACCAAATACTTGTTCCCAATCCATGCTTTTCTTGAATTGTTCAGCATCAAGGTTGAACACATCTTCGTTTTTGGTTTCAGTACGTTTCCCTATACTTCGGTCAATCTTAGCTATTCCATTGGTATCACCTTTTGCTTCCGCTTTTTTACGGGCTTCATGCAATACAGCAATATCATCGTTGAACTTCTTTTCAATGGCAAGACGTTCATCGGCATAAGATAAATATTGATTTGCCAAATCCTTGTATGTTTTCTCGTTGTTGGCAATAGTAATCTGATATAGCTCATCAAATGATTTCTGTTCATCATCCGTTAGCTTAATCCCACTTCCATCAAACGATTTCTTCGCATTCTTTGGATTGGCATCCCAAGCATTACGAGCATCTTCAATTTTCTTTCGTAAGGCGTCCTCTTTCTGCCGGTCAATAGCTTGCATCTCTTTCTTAAAGTTGAGTTCCATTTCGGCAATGGTCTTGGCTGAACCTTCATCCATAGCTTTAATTCGGGCTTCATCAACCTTCATTTGCAAATCTTCGGCAGAGCGTTGTTGTTCGAGGGCTTGTTTATCAAGAAGCACATTAAATTTATCTTGTTCCTTCCGGATTTTTTCGGCTTGGTTTTCTTGATTGGAAAGTGAACTATCTGTAATACCCCCACGGTCTTCGTAAGTTTTCTTTGCAGCCTTCTCCTTCTTTTGAGCTTCCTCTAGTGATTTTTCATATTCTTCCGGGCTCTTGTATGTCCTCTTGCCGTTCTTCACAGCTTCCACATCTTTCGATGCCTTCTCCCACGCCTTTTTAGCTTCCTCTCTAAATTTGGAAGCATCCTTCATTTCCACATCCAAGACCTTGCTATTAAGTGCGGATATGCGTTCTTGGAGCATCTTTGCATTAACGGGGGCTTTTTCTCCTTCGAGAAGAATCCATTCCTTCCCAGACTTCTTAAGAATTGCCATATATCCTTCAAGCATTTTCTTATGCCCTTCTGCCGAAGCCTTATCCAACGAGAGGACATGTTCCTCCCAAGCATTTCGCTCATGCTTGCGTATCTCATTCTGTCCTGCATTGATTGTGCTAGAGGTTTCGGCTATCATATCTTTGATATAGGATGTGTCGCTTTGGAAATAATTTTTCCCGGTACGGACATTGTATTTCTCATAAAGAGATTCCCAGCGTCCCTGTACCCCTTGCCTTCTTCTTCCTGCCTCGCCAACTGTTTGTAACTTCAAGAGTTCTTTAAGCTCCGCAAGCCGAGATACATCGTCACCGTTATTTTTGGCGGTCATTAATTCTTGTCGGATGCGTATCTGCTCATTTTCCGCTTTGCGGGCTTCGGTGATGTTATCTATCAATTGCTTTTCCGTCTCATATTTGGCAAATACAGATGGGTATTTAGCCTTTAACTCATCGAATGCGGCACTCTTTTCTCTTCGTGCTTTGGTTTCATCCTGAAGGACGGAAAGTAATTGCTCTATATGGCTTTTTTCATCCTGTAGATATTTATTGTATATGCTGGTGCGGTCGTTAACTCTCTTTTGCTCTTTTTCTTGCATAGTGGTAGCATCATGTAAAGCCCACATGGTTGTCACAAGCCCTCCCACAGCAACAGCCAATAACACATAGGGATTAGTTAGCATAGATGCATTAAGAGCCAGTTGAGCCTTCCTTGCCAATACTCTGACATTAGTAAGCCCAATCTCTACAAGGGTGTGTTTGCTTTCAGCAGCGGTAACAAGCATCACAGCGGTGCGATATGCTCCATATGTGGCAATCAACCCAGCTACCACCTTACCAATCGTCTCGTAGTTTTCAATCAGCGATGTAGTCATTTGAATGCTGCCCATGATTACACCTTCCGATTTCTGCCCCAATTCATTGAATACAGAATCCATCGCATCCTGCATCATGGATAACTGCCCGTTAATCGTCTTGGAAGCATTCTCTGACATCCCAAAGAACTTACCACCTGCGGAGGTAGCATCAATAAATGCCTGTTGAACCATCTCTGCCGAGATAGCACCCTTAGACATTTCATCCTTGAGTGTAGCGATAGATTTGCCCGTCTTTTCAGCCATGATTTGCAACGGATTGAATCCAGCATTTATCATTTGATTAAGGTCTTGTCCCATCAACTTGCCTGCTGCCGTCATTTGAGAGAATGCCAACGTAAGAGAATTAAACCTCTGTGTATCTCCCATGGAAACATCCCCAATAGCCTGTAAATAGCGAGGCACTTTCTCTGCTTCGATGTTAAACCCTAACATCATCTGTGTAGCGGATGTAACATCTGAAAATTCCAAAGGGGAAATCTTTGCATACTCACGAACTTGCGCCATGAGTTTATCTGCTTTCTCCTTAGAACCCAATAAGGTTTGAATCGCTGTGTCTGCTGCCTGAAATTCGCCACGTACACGAATCATTTCAGAGCCTAATGCTTTTAATACGCCAGCTCCACCAATAACAGCCAAAGCTTTCTTCCACGAGACAGCAACCCCATTGTTTGCTTCAGTGACATCTTTTGCATCATCCTTGTAAAGCGCATATTCATCACGGAGCTTTTTTACTGAAAGACGTGCTTCTGCTTGCCGCTGAGTAAGATTAAATAAAGCATCCCGTTCTTTGCCAAGTGCTCTTTCTTGCTCTCTGATATGGTTAAGTAGCGCTTTATCTTCACCACCTCTTGAAACAATATTCTTATATAGTTCCTTATTTTTACGGATAGTTGTTTGAAGAGAGCCAACAGCATTCTTTTGGGCAATAATCTTTTCTGTAAACCCGTTAACGGATTGTGAGGCATCGAAGATTTTCTTCTTAAAATCCCCCTCCATTACAGCACCAGCTTGGGCTGCCTTTGCCACCAATCCGTCAAGTTGTTGAGTAGATGCCGCAAGTTGGGTATTAAGTGTTTTGAAAGTGGCAGGAGATTGTGTGCTGTCCATGCTCTTCAATTCCTGCTTTAACTTTACAATCTCATTACGAAGTTTTACAACTTCTTCCCAGTCGCTACTTACTTTGAAATATAATTTAGACATACTTATTTCTTATTTCTTCGATTTGCCAATTCTTTACCACTGATTTTCTTAACCTTTTGTCCGCCATATACAGCGTGTAATTTATCCCTTTGCATCATCAACAGGTTTCTATAAGGAATAACCTCAAACACTTCTGTGTAACTTAGATGAAGCGTATCTATAAGATGAGCTATCTGCCCAAAGAATGTTGTGTTTCCTACTGTTTCGGTTTTGCTGCCAGCATCGACACATTCTTCATCGAGCTGACACACTGAAAAGCCGAAATATCCATCATAGAAAAACACACTTCCAAAGTTTCTTTAATTTCTTCAAAAGTCCCATTTTCCAAAGCCTTAGCCATTTTTTCATTACCGCAGATAAAACATGAAATTCCTTTCAGCATATCATTGGTAGCTTCAGGAAGTTCATTGATTGCTTCCATGATGTTATCTCCAACCATACCGATATTAGAAAAATGTCGTATGGCACGGCAAATAACTTTAATAGTAGGCGGTTTGATAGTATAAACCATTCCTCCTATCTCTACATTCTTGAAATCCATGCCTAACAAGGCATCAGATACTATTTTCGCAGCTTGATTCATAATCTTTAAATTAAAAAGGGCAAAGCAAACACCGTCCACCCTGCCCTTTTATTAACTAATCATTTTACCTTACCCTGCCGGAGCTACTACTTCCGACTCATCAAACCATTTCTCAGAAGCCAAACCATCCACTCCAGTAGTAAGCGGAACGGCCGAAACAGCCAATCCGACAGCCTTATCGGTATTAGAGCCACGGGCATTGATAGCCGCTTTCGGAAACACAACATAAACTCCGTCTTTGGTTTTACCAATCACACATTTATGAATAGGCTTATACTTGCCTCTTTCCCAATTCTTTTCTGTGGCTTTACCACCTTGTAAATCAGCCTTTGTAGCATAATCATACTCACCAATGGTGAAGTTGATTTTCACTTCACCTGGTTCGGACGTTTCCCGGTAATACTCACCCGTCAAAGCGTTTTTGTAACGAGTTACACTCGCCTCCGCTTCTTCGTACTGATACGTGTCACCGTGTACGTTCTTGACCCGCTTCGTTGCTGCATTCTTCAAGATGGCGGCTACTTCCGCACCAGTCAATCCAGTTGCTGCGGCTGCAACCGTCGTTATAGGCTCCGCATAATACAATTCGTCAATTTCTACTGCTGTAATCATAATCTTATAGTTTTACATTTAATACTTCAAACAAGATTATTATTATAAAATATAAATATCTAATAATCAATATACTAAACACCAACACAAGCATTATTTGCACAACATTTGCACAACACTTAAAATACATAATACAAAATGAAGTTCTTTATATCATAGTGTAGCCACATCTAAATGCTATACCTAATAAGTAAAAACATTACTTATGTTACGTGTTACGCTGTTACGGTTATATCAAATAGAATACGCTAATAATCAGTATATTATCACACGAATTAGCGTAACATTGTCGTTTATTAGCTTCCAGAATCCTATTAAGAGTAAGTTCACACACGGTTTCAGTGTCACTCTTTCTCATAAAATATGCCACTACAGCATATCAAGAAGCTTTTTCCGTAATCATACGCGCGTGTAAATAGTACATTAACACTATAACAAAAAGGGAGTTCCCAACATAGAAACTCCCTCATTCCTGCAAATCCATAGATTTTACGGCTTATCTTCTATTTTTGATGTTCTCTACTTCTGCTGTGCCAATCACCACGCCTAATGCTTCATAACAATCGCATAGCCCACACATAAACTTATCATATTCATCCTGTAGGTCTATTGAGGCATCCTTTTTAAACACTTCGTATTGGTCTGAAAAATCATCGGAACACTTAGATAGTGTTTCAACTATCAATTTTAATTCTACTGTCTGCATAGCTTATTCTCCTAATGATTCTATAAACATGGAAAGATTAGTCAATGTAAGAAGCATATCAAAGGCTTCTCCGTCATTTATTGTTTCTTCCGCTTGGTCGTTTACTATTTGGCACATGATTCTGTTAATGTCGGCAAGCATTGTCCGTCTGTCCTCTCTATTGTTCCATCTGCCTAACCACGATTCAGCAAGAACGCTGATTCTTATTTCTTTACTCATAAAACATATTCAATTTATAGCAGGCAGTGTAAGCCATTGCCAGC